AATTGACAACCTCTAAATACACCAATAGACTCATCACCAGCAGCAGAAACTAAAATAGTTCCAGTGTTGGTCATTTTCACTAAATCGCCTGAAAAAATATTCCCTGAAGCACCAGAGGCAATTTTGTATTCTGTTGTTCCGTTGGTAGCAACGCCAGAACCTAATTTACCTACAAGTCTTGCTCCAAATGGGGCATTTTTGTTAGCCATAATAAGTCACCTTATATATTTGTTATTTAATTTAAGCGATCAACTACGTTGACCACCGCCAAAAGTTACTTTGCTTTTTCTCTCTGGATTTAAAATCGGAGAGCTTGGATCTGATTCCTTCATTAAATCATTATCTACAGCGTCTTGCTGTGTTTGAGCACGTTTTGCAAAGTAGGAGTTTCTTTCTTCACGCGTTTCATTAGGAATCTTAGCCAATAGCAAACCACCTCGCGCTATTACTCCTGCATGCTTGCCTTGTTGTATAGTATCAAAACGATCTAAATCAATATTATCTAATTCATCAGATCTTACAAGGTCAAAACCTTCGCTTAATCTTGAAGAAATATTTTTTCGATCTTCTTGGCCTACAATTTCGGCTCTAATCCACCTGTAAGTATAACCTTCAGGTGCAGGAGGAGTATCCAACGTAGATGGTGGGCTCCATGGTTTGCGAGCTTCTTTTTTAGCTCGTGTGTCGGCAGAACGTGGTGTTCTGTTTGAATTGTTGTTATCTTTTTCAGTCATAACTATTACCTTTTAACATATTTTGCGTACTCTTTCAAAGGTACGTTTAATTTTTTTGCCATTTGAACTTCACTTGGAGACAGTTTTATCTGTTTTTTACCAGAATTTCCGCTTACTCTACCAGCTGAAGCAACCTTTTGTGATGGCTTAGATTGGGCTGATTCTCCAAAATAATCAGGGTGTTTAGCCTTAATTCTTTTGTTTACCTCAGTAAAATATTCATCACTTTCAATTACAAACCCTTCATCTTCTAGTTCTTGATGTATTTTAACGCCACTTTCGTGCATAACTGGATTATTTAAAAACCAATCATTACCGTTTTCAATCCACCCTTGCATCTTAGAAGAAAAGGTACTTTGTTGTTGAACTTGTGGTTGTACATAGTTTTGTACATTTTGTTCTACTATATTTTTTTGTCGTGCAATATTTAATTTTCCCTCTTGCACTTTTTGCTCTTGTACTGCTAATTTAGCTAAAACATCTTGAGCTTGAGCAACTTTTTCGTAATCAGCAACTTCATGTGCTTTTTGTAAAGATGCCATAGCTTGTGCTTTTTGTGCTTCTAATCTAGTTTCTGATTCTGATAAGCTATTTTGTTGAACTGTATTTACAGAAGTTTCAAGTCTACTAACTTTATGCTGTAATGATTGAGCGTACTGCAAAGCAGAGTCTTGACCTCTTTCAGCCTCTCTAAGTTTTCTAGTTAAAGTATTTATTCTTTTTTGTACTTTATCTGAATAGTCTTGTAATTCTTCTTTATCCGATTCGACTTCAGATTCAACATTATTGTTGTCTGCACTTTGTACAAATTCAGTTTGTTTTTCAGGTGCATCAGTAGACTCGACACTATCTTCTAGTTCTACTATTTCACCCTCTTCAATTATTTCTTCGTTTTTTACTGCTTCTTCAGCCATTTTTTCTCCTTATACTGCAAGAATATCATCAGGATCAAGTATGGTAGCTATAACCTCATCATCATTTATGATACGGCACTCGGACTCATCTCCGAGTTTAAATCTAGCTCCTGCATACCTGCCTATTAATACCCATTGTTTTTCCTGGCACCAAGGATGATCAAATTTACTTGCATCCTTATAGCAATCAGGACCCATTTTTACCACATAACCAACAACTGTAGCCAAAGATTCTCTGTCTACCGTTTGTTGAACTAAGTGTATTCCACCTTCAGTAACCGCTTTGCCCTTATAAGGTAAAATCAATATCCTCCACCCTGTAGGTTGTGGCATACGATCTAAAAATGATTTTTCTAATAACGTTGGATCTAAAACTCTCGCTGATTGTGATACGTAGGCTGAATTTTCATTAGTTTCTTCAACCTTGGTTTCTTGAGAAGTTTCTTGTTCTTGTTGTTCTTTGAGTTTTTGTTCTGCTTCTATTGACTTGGCTACGTGATCAGGTACCTGTATCTTTGATGTCATCTTGTATGTTTTTCCCTAGCAGCTCTCTAAATATATTTTCTGCGTCAGCGAGAGAGCTGTAACGCCCACGCAAAAACTCGTACTGAGAAAAATCACTACAACCTGCTAACATAGCATCTTTAGTGTCTTCTCGCCTTGCTTCTATTTCTTTTAAAAACTTTTTAGCAAGCCAAACCGCATCCATCAATAAACACCAGAAAACTTACCGCCAAACTCTGCAATACCCATACCTCTAGCTTTACCTTTGCCCATACCAGGCTTAGGTTTTACATTTGTATCAAAAGTTCCTTGGTTTGTTTTCAAAGACACACTGCCTTTGTTACTGTAAGGATTTTTATTTTTCATTACAGTAGGTGTTTTTTGTTGATTGATTTCTGTTCTTTTAATCATGTTTGGTATTATGAATACTTAAATTAAATTTTGCAACTATTAATTTCTGGTAAGTAAATCTAAATTTTTAAATTCACGTTGTTGATCTAGTCTAGCTCTAGCTGTTTCATCACGCATTTCAGCAATTTCTTCTGATGTGTCAATTCTTTCTCGATCTATTTGAGCTCTAGTTGCAGCGTCTTGTGCTTTTCTATTTTCTTGTGCTACAAATTGTTGTTGCTCCATAGCCAATTCTTGTCCTTTTAGAGCTAACTCTTGTTTTCTTATAGCTACTAATGGATCTTCGTCATCAGGAGATGCTATTTTAGATGTATATTCGGCAATAAGCTGAGACATAATTGGTGCAGAAAATTGTGCTAACAAATTATTAGCCTCTCGCATAATAGCTTGCTGTTCAGCTGGGCTAACTTGTTGAGCTTGCTGTTGCAATTGCTGGAACTGCTGCATAGCTTCTGGTGGCATTTGTTGTTGGGCTACAATATCAGCTTTCATTTGTAAATGCTCCATAATATGTGCATGTATTAAAGCTTGGACCTGTGCGTTCATTTGAACAGGAGGTGTATTTAATAAACTCATGTGTGTTGCAATATGTGCATCATGGTTTTGTTCTGGAAAAGCTTTGGCAGGATTACCCAGTAATAATGCGTTATTTTCAAAACCAGCTTCTTGTGGTTGTGGTTCGGTTGATGGAGGCGGCATTAATATTTGTTCTATATTGTCCACTCCAATAGCAGCATACATACGTTTATATGACTCATAAATACCTGCTGCGCCGTGTACTTCTGGGTTAGATTGCACTAATTGCATCATTTCTTGTGCCATAGCAATACGTTGAGACTGACTAAATATATCTGGGTTAGATATAGGAAAAATATCAACTCTTTCATCAAAATCAGTTAATTTAATACTGTTATTAGCATTTGCTACGTTATAAGGATACTCTTGCGGTAAATATTCTTGAAATACATTAGAGAGAATACGAAATTCTTTCTTTTGTGAGTTATGTAGTCTTTTATGTATAGCGGACAACACTTTTGTAGATCTTTCAAGCAAGGCTAATGTTGTACCAACAGGAGCGTTTGGATTACCTTGACCCACGTTAATTTCAGCAATAGATGCAAACCTTTGTCCCGCATTTACCAGTAAATTTAATAAGCTTAAAAGTGTCTGACTAGGTTCTTTAAAGGGTAATGGCTGTATAGCTTGTCCTAAAATACCACCTGGAGCATCAACATCTCTAAATTCACCTGGTTGTAAGGGTGTATCTTCGTCTCTAATCCTAATTCCACGCGTTTTAAACCCTGCGGGTAAGTTTGCAAGGGTACCAGCGTCAATTAACTGCCTTAATATGCTTGTAGAGGCCTTTGAAAGACCGCCTATCATGTGTGTTAGGCCAAATCCATAGAATCCTAAGCCAGGTAAAAACTTAAAGTGCACAAAATACTCTATTTTTTTACGTAATGGGTCATTTTCTGCATAATTACGGTAAATACTCAAAACACTATTACTGCTAGCATCTATAGTTACGATATAAGGTAGCTTTACACCAGTCATGTTACCGTTTTCATCCACATCTTCAAAACCATCTATATCTAAATTACAGTGTACTTCGTATAAAACAGATACTTCACCCAGATCATAACTAGGTTCTAAGCCTGATAATTCGTCTATTTCTTCTTGTATTTGGCTATTTTCAGGAGAATAACTATTACTTACATCAACTTTCTTGTAAAAACCTATAGCTTGCAGCTTTTTAAGCTCATTTTCAGGCATTTTTACTACATTTGTAATTCTAGGACAGGTTTCTAAGTCAGTTGAGAAATAAGGAACAATTAAATCCTCTGGTGCTATAAATTTAGATACAGCACGACCAAGGTTTTCATCATAATATATTTTTTTAAACGCAGAGCCTGCTAAAGGTAGATAAAAAAGCATTTGATCTAACTCTTCATCAAACTCTTCCATAACATGCACAATTTGATAGTTCATAAAATCAGCAACTCTTTGTGCTTGTTCTTCTACTACTGAATCATATTTGCCAACTATTTGTGTTTTAACAGGACCACCTGAAGGTAGTAATTCTTTATATGCTTGAGCTTGAAAATTAGTTACAGCTTCTCCTAACAAAGGATGTATCACACCAGATGCACCAGCAAAAGGCTCTGATCTTTCTTGATCAAACTTCATGCCTAGGTATTTAAGACCGTCTGTATATGTTTTTTCCCAGTCTTCTCTGGAGGATTTATCTTTTTCAATACCCGCTATTAATTCTATTGATATTGTATTAAGTTGATTGTCGTCTAAAAACTCAGCTAGATTAGATCCAAAACCATCGTCTATTACAGTATCTTCCATACCACTTAAAATAGCACTACCGTCTTCTTGTAACTCAAATTCTTCCTCATTTGCCTCTTTTACTGCATCTAAAACCACTGTCATGTCTTCAGTGCCTTGTAAAGAATTTATAGGATCTGTAGTGTTATCTTGTTTTTCAATTGCCATTAGTAATATGCCCTTTTAATTACAACTCTCTCTTCGTCTGCATAATCATCGTGTAGCGAAACTAAACCACCTTCCCTAAAACGCATTAGGGCTTGAGACATAGTATCACATAAATCGTCATTTTTACCAAAAGGAAAAGCTGCACATTCTTCAATCATATCTTCTGCAAACTTTTTTTGTGGTGCCCAAACTAAACCAGATTCAAATATAGGTGCTACAGAGTGCATACGGGTAGATTTATCATGACCTCTAGTAGGTGAGTAATTCACCACAGGTATGCCTAGTCTTCTTAGCTCATGCGTTAAAGGTGTGCCAGATGCTTTAGATTCAATTAAAGTCATATCAGGATCCCAGTATTTATATTCTTCGTAAGCCACTCGTTTTAGTTCAGGAAAATCCCAACGGCCCTTTTGTGCGTCTAACAAAATGATAGAGTCTGGGTCATCAGGTGTAGGATTAAATACACCCCAGGTAGAAATGGCAGAGTAGTCAGAGTTTTGCTTTTTGCTATATGCAGTATCATAACTTTGAATAATATATTTTACAGGTGGCAAGGAATCATATTCCCAAGCGTTCCACCACTCACGTTTAATAATCGAACCTTCTTCTGCAGTTGGTGTTTGCATCCACTGGGCGTTCCATTTCTGTGTCGGTAGTGAAGCTTTTACTTTACTTAATTCATCTATATCCCAAAACTCTGGCCACAAAGGATTACCAGAATCTTCAAAAATAGCAGGAAACTCTACAATATCCCACTGGTCAGCTAACTCT